GAACAAAGGTAATGTGGAGTTAGAAAATGGCAGTAAGATATTGGCAGCTTCTACGTCTGCGAGTGCTGTCCGAGGCATGTCGTTCAATATCTTGTTCCTCGACGAATTCGCTTTCGTTCCAAACCATGTTGCAGAGCAATTCTTTGCCTCTGTTTATCCTACTATTACTTCTGGTAAGAGCACGAAAGTCATAATCATTTCAACGCCGAATGGCATGAACCACTTTTACAAGATGTGGATTGATGCCAAGAATGGTAAGAATGGTTATGTAATGAATGAGGTTCACTGGTCTCAGGTTCCTGGAAGAGATGCCAAGTGGAAAGAAGAGACACTCAAGAATACTTCACAAAGACAGTTCGCACAAGAGTTTGAGTGCGACTTCCTTGGTTCTGCTGACACTCTCATCAGTCCATCGAAGCTTCAAAACATACCATTCATTGACCCGAATACATTATTACTGTCGATGTTGCCAGAGGAATTGGTGGCGACTATAGTGCTTTCGTCGTGTTTGATATCACCACACTGCCGTATAAGGTCGTGGCAAAGTACAGAAATAATGAAATTAAACCTGTACTGTTTCCCTCGGTAATTCTACAGGTAGCGAAGGAATACAATTTACCATATATCCTGGTAGAAGTCAACGATATTGGTGATAGTATTGCTGCTACTTTGAACTATGATCTAGAGTATCCTAACGTATTGATGTGTGCGATGCGTGGTAGGGCAGGTCAAATTGTTGGCACAGGTTTCTCTGGAATGAAAACTCAACTTGGTGTAAAGATGAGTGTGACAGTTAAGAAATTGGGTTGCTCCAATCTTAAAGCAATCATTGAAGAAGATAAACTAACATTTGGTGATTTTGAAATTCTACAAGAGCTTACCACATTCATTCAGAAAAAGATGGCGTGGGAAGCAGACGAAGGATACCATGATGACCTTGTGATGTGTCTAGTTCTCTTTGCATGGTTAGTCATGCAAGAGTACTTTAAAGAGATGACTGATCAGGATGTCAGACGCCGCATCTATGAAGAACAAAGAAATCAAATTGAGCAAGATATGGCACCATTTGGTTTTATTGACGATGGTATGGGAGATAATAGTTTTGTAGACGCCGATGGATCATTGTGGGAGTATGGAAATACTCAAGAAGAAGTAAGTTATATGTGGAATTACTGATGAACATAGAAGATCAATTTTCTTTAGAGCATCTCATCTTCAAGGAAAGGAAGTGCAGAACTTGCTGTAAAGAGAAGGATCTTCTCACGGATTTTTACTTGATCAGAAAGAATAAAAGACCGTTTCCATCAGCATATTCCTATGAATGTAAGGCATGTACTGTCAAAAGAATACTCGACAGAAGAAAGAAAGATACTGATGCCTGGTCATATCCAGATTGGTAAAGTGTTCATGCATGGTTTCCCCCTCTGAACATTAGTAATTTCTAAATAGATTTAGATAAATTTGATATCTAAGAGGTAAAAACATGGCAAGTCAAGTCTCGCCTGGTGTTGTTATTAAGGAGCGTGATTTATCCAATGCCGTAGTAACTGGAGCACTCGCTATTCGTGCTGCTTTCGCTTCTACATTCCGCACTGGACCAGTAGGCAAAATCGTAAGCGTCAATTCAGAAAGAGATCTAATTGACACGTTCGGAACACCAGCTGAGGCAAATGCTTCTGATTGGTTAGTAGCAGCAGAATTTTTACGCTACGGTGGTCAATTAGCAGTTCTCCGTGCAGCAACAACTGTTAAGAACGCAACCAAGAGTGGCACTGGTGTTCTTATTGCTGATAAGGATGCATTCGATGCTGGCGTTACAACAGAAAAATTTGCTGCTCGTTACGCAGGAACAGAAGGTAACTACTACCGTGTAGTTATCGTTGATCGTGGTGCTGACTATAAGGTAACCAAGGCAACTCATGGTTTCACAGTTGGGGATACATACACAGCTGGAAACGCAACAACACACGAAGTTTATAAAGTAGTAAACTCAAGCACATTCTTAATTACAAAAGGAACTGGAACTCCAACCGCTGGAGCTGGTGAAACAGTAGTTGCTTACACCAATTCCGATTGGAATGCGGAGGCAATTGGAACAACTGGTTTATCTTTCAAGGCAATCGGTCCTCGCCCTGGTACTTCACCTTGGGCAGCAGAGCGTTATCTTTCATATGATGAAGTTCATCTTGCTGTCATTGACGAAAGAGATAATACAGTTGTTGAGCGTTTTACATATCTTTCAAAAATCTCTGATGCTAAGTCACCAGAAGGAAATTCCACATACTGGAAATCAGCACTCAATGAGTTTTCAAACTTCATTTACGCTGGTCAAGAATTAACCTCTGCTGAAATCACAACTCTTGGAGAAAATCCAGGTGGAACTGCTGCTTCATACGCAGCAACTTCTGGTGCTCCAAAAGAGTTATCAAGAATTCTTCAAACTGCTGGTGGAACTTTATCTGGTGGTCTAGATGACTATGCTTATACTGCTGGAGAAATTCAAGCAGCATATGATGAATTCCTAGATACAGAATCTGCAACTATTGACTTTGTTATCATGGGTGGTTCCATGAGCAATGAAGTTGATACTCTTGCTAAAGCACAAGCAGTAGCTGCTATTGCTAACAGTAGAAAGGATTGCGTTGCTTTCCTATCTCCTTATGTTGGTAATCAAATTGCCACTACTGGTGGTGCTTCAATTTCTCCTGCAACTCAACTAGCAAATACAATTGCTTTCTTTGATGGAATTGCTTCAAGTTCCTATGTTGTTTTAGATAGTGGTATCAAGTATACATACGATCGTTTCAACGATAAGTATCGCTACATTGGTTGCAATGGTGATACTGCTGGTCTCTGTGTTTCAACTTCTGCAATTCTAGATGACTGGTTCTCCCCAGCAGGTCTAAATCGTGGTGGTGTACAGAACGTTGTCAAGCTTGCTTTCAATCCAAATAAAGCACAGAGAGACGATCTATACAGCAATAGAATTAATCCTATTGTTTCTCTTCCAGGATCTGGTCCTGTTCTCTTTGGAGACAAGACTGCTCTCGCTTCACCATCAGCATTTGACAGAATTAACGTTCGTCGTCTATTCCTCAATGTTGAGAAGAGAGCAAGAGCACTTGCTGAAGGAGTTCTCTTTGAGCAGAACGATAGCACAACTCGTTCAAACTTCACTGCTTCAATTTCTTCTTACTTGGCAGAAGTTCAAGCTCGCAGAGGTGTAATTGACTTCCTAGTTGTATGTGATACAACAAACAACACTCCAGAAGTTATTGATAGAAATGAGTTTGTTGCTGAACTCTACCTCAAGCCAACTCGCTCAATCAACTACGTAACCGTTACTGTAACGGCAACAAGAACGGGCGTTTCCTTCTCGGAAGTCGTTGGTAGATAATTAGTAATACAGAAAAACATCACAGAGGTAACCACTAATGGCATCGTCAAACGTAAGTCAGTTCCTACAAACTATCGGTCAGGGCGTGAAGCCCAACATGTTCCTGATCGATGTTCAGTTCCCAGCAACTCTTTCTAAGCAAACGGAAGATCAAAATCTTACAAATCTTCTTTGTAAGTCAGCAGCACTCCCTGGTTCCAACCTAGGAGTTATCGAAGTTCCTTTCCGTGGAAGAACAGTTAAGATCGCAGGTGATCGCACCTTTGATACTTGGACTGCTACCTTCTTCAACGATAAGGATTTCAAACTACGCTCATTCTTTGAGCAGTGGGCAAACAGCATCAACACTCATGAGGGTAACACTGCTCCTCTATTCACGCCAAATAACTCCAGTGGTTACATGGCAGATCTTGCTGTCAAGCAACTTGAGAAAGATGCTAGTGAAGAAGGTGCGATCCTCAGATCGTACTCACTCAAGTACTGCTTCCCAACTAATGTTTCTCAGATTGATGTTGCTTATGATAGCAACGATCAGATTGAAGAATTCACAGTTGAGTTATACCGCAGCTCAAGCTCGCAACGAGTACGAACTAATTCGTCGTTATCGTGATATGGCACTTCATCCAGAAGTTGATAGTGCTATTGATGAAGTTGTAAATGAATTTGTTGTTAGTGATGCTAACGATACTCCAGTTGAAATCAACTTAGATAATCTAGATGTTGGATCTGGAGTAAAGACTAAAATTAGAAACGAATTTGAACACATCAAAAAACTTTTAAATTTTGATAATAGAGCACATGAGATTGTGCGTAATTGGTATATTGATGGAAGACTATATTACCATAAAGTCATAGATTTAGACAACCCAAAGAAAGGAATTCTTGAACTTCGTTACGTTGATCCAATGAAGATCAAGAAGGTCCGTCAAAAACTTGATGACAAACCAAAAGATTCTCTTGCTCGTGCAGCAATTAAAGGCACAGCACTTGAGTATGAGTATGGAACTTTTGTAGACTACTTCCTATACAATCCAAAGGGATTTTATCAAGGTGGAGTATTGGGACCAATTGGTGATATGAGTTTATCACAAGGCGTAAAGATGGCGCCCGATTCTATTACATTTGTTCCATCTGGTTTACAAGATCTCAACAAAAGAATGGTGTTGAGTT